GGTTGCATCACCAGGAGCTGGTTTATAAGCAGATGCATCGTTATCTGACTTCTTAGCATTTTTATTAAAGTGTGCGGCACGTTTATCAGCTGTACCTTTTTTCAAACCTTTAAAATAGTTTTTGTTTTCTGATTGACCTGGAGTTATTGCTTTCATTTTTTTAACAGATTTAGGAGTTCCGTAATCACCAAGAACTGCAGGATCTTTATATTCTTCTTTTGGTACACAGTTTGGTACTTGCTTACCGTCTTTGCCTTTTTTAGTGCCAACTTGTTTATGTGAATCCCAACAGGCTTCTTCAATCTTTTCAACAGCCTCTAGCCATTTACGATATTGTTTATTGTCTGATTCAATAATAACATAGTTAGATCCTAATCGAGTCACAATACCAAGCTGACCTGATTCTTTAATAGCAACTTCATCACCAACATTGAAAAGGTTGCCATCAATAAATGCTTCACGAGTTTCAGATACAGGAGCAAGCTGTATGTGCTTATGAAACTCAATTGCTTCTTTTAGGCCCATGCCTTTGCGTACATTATTAAATAGTTTCTTTGCTTCTGCATTTGAGAATTGTTTTGGCAATCCTTGTGAGAATGCTGTAAAGTCATTGCTTGAAGCTGCTGCACGCATTTTAGATGCAGACATGCCACTAGCTCCTTCAGCATCTGGATCACGATCTCCTGCTGATATTACTTTAATATCGCTAAAATTATAAAAACCATGTGTTCCTTTTTTACCATTGTATTTCTTAATCAATGCATTAAATTCACGAATACGATCTGAGCCTACAACCATAATAATCTTACGGAAGCCATCGTCATATAGTTGTTGAACTACTTGAAATACATTTTTTATCTTTGCGGCCATTAAAACGTTACGAGCATGACGTGGAAACATCTTACGAACAGTTTTAATCTTTTCTTTATATGAAAGAGGATTCTTTTTTGGTTCGGCTGATTGAGACAGGTACATACGATAAGGATTTCTACCTGCTGCCTTTGCCATTGCATCAAGCAATTTGCCATGACCAATAGTAGGCGGATTCATACGCCCAAACGAAAAGAATACAGTCTTCTCTTCTTCAACTAAATATTGCTTAAACGATATACTCATTATGCGCGCTTTCTTGCCATTTCTTTTTTACGAACGTCTTTCACCAATTTGCGGCTAATTTTATTTATGCGGCCCTGGAATGCGGGCTTCTTCAAACGATCTTCAATGGATTGTTTACGCTGTGGGCTGAGTTTATCTTTTGGAATACCTTTTGTAATTTTATTATAGAACATTTTATAAGCGGCCTTACGAGCACGCCTATCTAAAACGTCTTTACTTGCAAAGCGTCGAGCAGCACGTTTGCGGCCCATTGCAATCTTTGCTTTGTTTCTTCGAATTGATCTGGAAAGTTTTAGTCTTGATGAAATTGAAAGCTTTTCACCAAGAGATTCTGCATCACTTGTAGAATAACCACCGCCGGCTGGACCCATGTCCGCACGCCAATCGCTACACTCACATGGATCGCAATTGCAATCAACACATTCACACTCAGCGCTTTCGCCCTCGTACATGTGCCTACGTCGCTTGTATGCTCTGTAATTAATCTGTTCGTCCTCACCTGGACGATATTCAACTGTATAAAAATGCTTAAAGCTAAGTTGTTCTGCCATTAGTTCTTTCCCGGTTTATCCCATCCCTTTAATATATCTGGCGAGAAGTTGTTGTATGAAAATTCCATACGATCAACGATCTTCACCGCGTCACCACCAAGTTTGTCAATTGCTACATAACCTTCTGGACCAGTAGTCTTATAACCTGTACGAGTCTTTACAAAGGTATTAATATTACTTAATTTATTTAATATATTTATAAGTTTTAATTTGGCTAAAACGATATATTTCTGCAAATCGAACATTAATTTTAAACTATTTTGATTCTTTTGTGAGAAAAAGGCTAATAAATCATCGAGCTTTTTCTGTTGAGCAGCTTTACCTTTATCGGTTTTGCGCTTGTCTATTTCTTTTTTATACTTTGTTGCAATCCATTTAATAAGACCGGATACATGTCGTTTTGTATTTGTAATAACTGTTCCTGCTCGTACGTATGTGTTATTGTAAGTTTCGATATGCTGGGCCAGCTGTTGATTTGATTCCAACTGTCGCAATGTGGATCCTGAGATTTTATTGAATATTTTCCCCGCATCCGAAAGATATCTGTTAACTTCATTGGTTTCTTTTCCTGTCATTGTATATTTAGTTAAATCGCGAAGCATTGCGTCTTGTGACCATACGGCTTTTGATTTCTTAAGCTTTGATACATCTACACCAAATGTGCCCTTCATTGATTCGAAGGTGGATCCTGAGTAGGATGTGTGCCAGACAATCCCCAATTTCGCTGATGCGATATCTTTCGCAGCTGGCGTGCCTGCGGGGACAGCGTACATAATAGTATTCGGATGAAATGTAAGATATCTTTCTCCTTTAATCTTTTTCGTTTTTAGATCTCCAGGGCCATATAAAAAGTCACCCTGAATTACATTCTTAATGCCAAGCGCAGGAAGATATTGCAATGCTTGCTTTAACTTAGTAGCCAAATCGCCGCTAGTGTCAGCATCAACATCTGCGTCAGTCTTATAAACCTTCGGGTTCTTGTTAAAGATACCTTTTTTGGCAACAAAAAACTTTCCGTCACTAGGGTCGATGCCAGCAAAAATAGCAGGAGCACCATCCCATTTAACAGATACAAATCCATCGTGTTCCCCTTTTAACATATTTCTTAACTCACGCAATGCATTAATTGCTTGGCGTGTGCCATTTACTCCACCGTAGATAACTTTATCTTCGATGTGTGTCATATGTAAATTCTTTTGTTCTGTTATAAATGAATTAAATTGTTCCATTCTAAACTCCGAAACTTTCTCCGCATCCGCATTGTGCGACTGCGTTTGGATTTAACACTTTAAGGTATGATCCCCCAAGCTCTTCGACATAATCAACTGTACAACCAAAAACAAACATCTCTGCCATGGGATCTAACCATAAGTTTTCAATCGTAGCTTTTTTATCTGTTGTTCCCCATTCGTATTGAAACCCGGAACAGCCGCCGCCTTTTACCGCAAGTGATACATTTGGCTTACCTACTTTTTTAAGATACTCTTTTGCATTATCAGTTACTTGTAATATCATTATACTCTCTTTGAAGTTCGTGAGGTTTTAGCTAAGGGGAAAACACCGACTCGTGCATTTGGAACAACTTCACCTGCTGCTCTTGCATCTCCTCGCCGTGCTTGATATCGAATGAATAACACTGCTTCTGATTGACCCTTTGGCATTTTGCCGTTTGTGCCACTTTCAACTGCTTTAATTGTGTAAGGTCCTTGTCCTCGACCAATTAAATTCATATTGCCTAAATGAAATTCATCAACATTATGTATACTGGTCCCTGATCCATATTCCGGACCGTACTTCATTAGGCCAATTAAGTTGTTATCTTTTATACTTCTATAAAAGCTTTGTCCAGGTTCAAGACCTTTTGGTTGTAGCTTTTTAACATCTTGCATAAATTTTTTAATTTCACGATGGTTTTCATATTTGCTTGGCAATGCTTGCTTTGATACACCACCATATTGTTGATAGCTTTTAGCTGATGTGCCAGCTTTATGTGATATAAACGCAACCGGATTCATTTTATGATCAAGGATTGAAAAATCTGATTTAGGTTCGGCACCTTTATATTTGCCTGTACTTTGCACCATTGTCATGCATTCTACTTTACGACCATTAATCTTTAATGTAATATACGGTACTTTTTCTCGTTTTAAAATCTTATTCAAATTATCATTAAAGTAATTCATTGCCTGAACTTCGGCATTAGTGCCAGACCCTTGTCCTCGTCCACCAAATTCGCCGGTCTTAAGAAAGTCACCTGGAATCTTTAATCCTGCAACCATCATAGATGAACCTTTAACAGGAAACCTACCTTTTTCACCTGCAGTCATAAACGATTTAACTTCGTCAGCAAACTTTCTAGGAATAATAAAATCCCCTCTTTTAACAGTTATAAATGGTTCACCCTGTTCTACTTTCTTAATAAAAGTAAGCACTCGATTTTCGTCTTTGCGCAAGTCTGAGATTTTTAATGGATTAAACGGGTTCTTCATTTGTTTCGCCTCCCGCAAATATGTAATAAATCGTAACATGTATTGATCCCTGAGTATAGATACGCTACTATTTATATAAAAAAATGGCTGAGGTTTTACGCTCAGCCGAGTTGGAGACAACAGAAATTATTGGTCTTAGTGGAAGGATTCGAACCTACGGTCTCCTGGTCCCAAACCAGGCGCTTTACCAGACTAAGCTACACTAAGTCACGTGGCGTAAGGGTCACGTGGGTAAACATATACGTCTGCCATTTTGGCATACTTAAGGGGAAGGCCTTGATGATAACGACGGCCGTTATGTGCACGAGGGCCACGTCCTTGAAGTTTTACATATCGTTGTTTTGGAAATTGTGCATTTGCTTCACTTACAAAAGTGCGGATTGTTTGAATCCATGCTTGATCTTCGGGATCGTTAAGGTTAACAGTACCTACATAAGTTTCTGAGCGGTTGGCATTAATAATCATATTACATGTCCTTGTTCACGAATGCGACGCTTCCATGCGCCACCGGTTTTTTGTTCTTTCAATTGCAGGTTAACCCATACAAGTGTTTCTTCTTTATCCCAAGCTTCAATAGTAGGATTAGTTCTGAGAGAATCATACATTTGTTGAATCATCTCTTCAGTTAAATTGGATAGTTCCATATGATTTCCTTATTTTATACATGTATTATAACATAAAAAAAGGAGGTTGTAAACCCCCTATTTTACTTTTTTTGCACCAGAAAGGTATTTTATTTCTTCTTTTTGCTTTATCTTGAATAACTTTAAAAGAAACTTCTGGATCTTATCCATGTTATAATCCTAACAATTTTGAAACATTAGACTTGTCTACAGGTAAAGTACCACCATTATTTAGCTCTTCCATTACTTGTTCAAAGTAATATGCAGCATCTTCGTTGCCATTATTTTCCAATAACTCTTTTGCATCTCGAAAGAAGTTTCGTAACTTCATTGCTTGCATATCAGTTGTTGCACTACTTGCAGATGCTGTAGTCCAATTGCCACGACGTTGATTACTCATAATATATCTCCTAGAAATCGGGTTGTTCAGTCCAACCGTTATTGTGCATGATTGTTAAAAAGTTTGAATATTGATCACGAGTCATTTCAAGCTTTGAACCAGGTGATTGCTCAGGCCCATGAAATACTTGAGCCTCATGACAATACATAGTATTATTTACTTTATAAATGTGCTTATGATTTTGATGAACGTATATCACGATTCGGGATCCTCCCATTGTATAGGTTTTGATCTTCTAAACTTGCGGAGCCAGCCGCGTTTGATACGAATACGCTTAACAAGTAAGGTAATAACATACCATATCCACGGAGTGTAACAAAGTAAAAAGAAAAGTGCTAGCTTAGCCCCAGGCTCCATAAGGTTTATCCTTAGCTGTGATAAACCTTATTTATGCCATTACGATATTAAGCAGCGTTAGCGTATTCAACCGCTTTTTCAGCTGCTTTAATTTTGCGAAGCTGGTTTTGACCATACCATTGGCTATGCAAACGGTTGTCAGCATTACGACCATGAATGTGATCAGTCACATAAGTAGCCGCATTGAATACTTGCCACCAAGAACCTTCGGCATATTCTGCACCAGGCTGGGTTTGAAGATTGTCAACACAGTTTTTTGCTTGACCTGACAAAGTTTCATAAACAACTTCATCTTCGTTTGAACCAGAAGTAAGAGGAAATACTTCGTTATAGTAGTTCAACATATTCTCAACAGAGAATGGTCGGCTACCAAGAAACTCAGCCATTTCTTTGTACTTTGCAAACTTTTCGTGTGCAATGCCAAGTTGATCTTTCACCATATCAGTATTGAACTCTGATTTGTGATTGATTTTTACAGCACGGTTAACTTCACCGTTTAATGCAAAAGTAAGTGTATTGTTACAAACAACACGAATTGGTGTAAAACGCACATCAATTGATTTGCCATACACATGTGGATTTGAAAACAACATATACGAATCAACTTGATCGCCACCAAAGAGGTCAAATGACTCTTTAACTTTGGCCAAAGCCCATACGTATTGTCCACCTTTCAATGAACCAGCTGTGTGCATTTCCATGTCACCTGCTGCTACATAGTCTTGAAAGAATTCAAATGCGGTTTCGTTCTGACAAGGATGCCAGTTCTCACCAACGTTTGTAAGGATTTTACCGTCAGTTTCACGAATAAGTGATTTCTGACCTGTTGGCATTTTAGTGCCGTTGAATTCAACGAATGATTCAACCTCGTGAACTTTCCAGTCCACACCAGCTTTTTGCATCATTTGCTGCGGTGACAAATCGTTGTGTACTTTTACACCAAGACCATGCCACGGAAGCGCATCCGCGTAAGCCATTGTTTCAACTTCATGAGACATATATTCTCTCCTTAGTTTGTTTCATGCATTAATTATAGCATGTGTTCAAACAGTTGTAAACAGTTATTTTCATTTAATTTGAATTGTGATGTATATGTTACACCCAGTTAGCAATATACTCTGAACGAGCTGCATCTGTTTTGTGTACAATATGTTTTGTATGTTCTGCAAAATTAAGAT